GTGATTAAGCGACTCAAAGACAACGGCATCGACCCAGCAGGGCTTTAAGCATGACAGTAAATTTTGACGACTTGATTCCCTCCCCGCCATCGGCCAAGGCGGGAGTCAGCTTCGACGATTTGATTCCAGCAGCTCCACCCCAGGCCGCCGCGTTGGCCACTCCTGCGGCTGCGGAAAAATCGGGACCGGACGGTGGGGTGGCGTCCGGTACTGTTCTCGATGGCGGTGCAGCCTTCGGGATTTACCCAAATGCGGGTCGTCGTGCAGCACCAGTCGTACCGGCAGTGAGCACACAGCCACTCGCCCAAACTGAAATGCGCGCATACGAGCCGACAGTTGTTGACCGTATCAGCGAAGCCCTTGGACTGGGTGGCAACAAGTTCCGCTCTGCCAACGAATTGGCCGCACGCCGTATCGCCGCTGAGCGTGGCACAACACCAGACCAGGTTTACCGTGACGCCGGCGGCAATCGCCCTATGTTCAACCCAGAAGGTCGACCACTGCCACAAGCCCTGCCAGAAGCAGCAGCCGTGGTGGCCAACGACTTGCCACGCATTCCAGGTGCAGCGGCAAACACAGCCTTGCGCGCCATCCGCGGTGGTGACATTGGCTTGACCGACCAGACAATGCTGGACCGCGCCATTACGGCGACTGAGGCTCCAAAGCAAAAGGTCGACCCGAACTACCAGAGTCTTGCCGGCTTTGGCGAGTCACTGGGTTACAGCCTTACCACCATGGTGTCTTCTGCCGTTGCCGGCGCTGCCGCCATGACTGCAACCGGCGGCAACCCGATTGCCGGCGTGGGCGCTGGCATGGGCGCTTCTGGTGCTGTGAGCTATCGCGCCAGCAAAGACGAGTTCCTGAACCGCGTGAAGGACAACCTCAACACCCAGGCCAAGAAGTTGTATGGCCGCGAGCTGGACGCTGCCGAGTGGGAGCAAGCTCGCAAAGATTTCGACGACGCTGCGACAAAGTACGGCGCATGGGAAGCCGTGCCAGAAGCTGTGAGCAACGTCCTGTTCCTCAAAGCCTTCTCAGCCCCAGCGAAGGCTGCCAAAGCTGCGCGCCTGACTGAGCTGACTCAGAAGGCCGGCGCATTGGCCGCTGAGCAAGGCACTGAAACCATGACAGCCTTGGGTCAAAACAAGGCCGAGCTTGAGGCCGGCTTGACCAAGGAAGAGCTGGACATGGCCGGCGCGTTCCGCAAGCAGTTCCTGCAAACCTTGCTGGTTTCTGGTGGCATGGCCGGTGGCGCGAAAGGCATCGACGCGGCCAAGCAGTTCTACCAAGACAAAGTTGAGCCAGTCGTCGCACCAGGCTCAGCGTTGGCCAAGGCCATCCAAGCCGACCTGGACAGCGTTGCCGTCAACCCCGAAGCAACACGCCAGGCTGCCGTCAATGCGCTCAATCCTGACCGCGCACAGGTTCGTCAAGTTACATTTGACGACCTGATTCCAGCATCGCCAGCGACCACCACCAACGTGCAGTCGCCTGAGCCACTGCCTGAGCCAGAAGCTCCAAAAGGACCAGGCGCTGTCGCCATCTACATGGGCATGACCGACGCCATGAATGGCAACCTGAAAGACGGCGAGGTCAAAGACATGCTGGCCGCCAATGGCATGTTGGACGACAGCGGCAAGCTCAATCAGAAGGGCTACGCACTGGCCAACCAGTTCAACCCGCAAGGCGTTGGCGCTCAGCCATTGACAACCGAGCAGGCCGACGAGCTGGTGCGCACAAACTTCAAAGCGCCAGCACCGGCCCCAACACCTGAGCCAGCACCTAAGCCTGACACCCAACGCGTGTCGACAGTCACTGGCCGCCAGATTGAAACCCGCGCTCGCGTGGTAGACGCGTCCGAATTGCAAGCCGCCAGTGGCGAGCTGCAACCACGTGACCGCTCACGCGCAGCCAGCGACGAGCAAATCAACACCATCGCCAGCCAGCTCGACCCGCAACGCTTGGGCATGTCGGCAGAAGCAGACCGTGGTGCACCAATCATTGGCCCCGACATGATTGTCGAATCCGGCAACGGACGCGTCATGTCAATCCGTCGTGCGTTTGAGCTGTACCCTGAGCGCGCGCAAGCCTACCGCGACTACCTGCAATCACTGGGCTACGACACCACTGGCATTCAAACGCCTGTCCTGGTGCGTGAGCGCGTGACCGAGTTGTCGCCACAAGACCGCGTGGCCTTCGTGCAAGAGTCGAACCAGTCGGCCACTATGGACCTGACACCCGTCGAGCGTGCTCAGATTGACGTATCAGCGCTCAAAGACAACGTGGTGGACGTGTGGGTAGGTGGCGACGTTACAGACGCTGCAAACCGCGATTTCGTCCGTGCATTCATTGGCCAACTCCCCCAGGCTCAGCGCAACGGCATGATGGACGACAACGGCGCACTGTCACCCGACGGCGCAACCCGCATTCGTCGTGCACTGTTGGCCGCCGCGTATGGCGACCGTGAGTTGTTGACTAAGCTGATTGAAAGCACCGACGACAACATCAAATCCATTGGCAATGCGCTGTTCGACAGCTCAGGCCAGTGGCTGCAAATGCGTCGACTGGTGCGTGAAGGCATCATCGACGCCGGCTACGACGTCACCGCAGAGCTGGTCCAAGCGGCTCGCACGATTGACCAACTCCGTCAAAGCAAGAGCCGAGTCCAGGAATGGTTGGCTCAGAACGACATGATGACCGAGCGCAATCCAGTTGTGGATGCCTTCGTCACCGCCTTCTACAATGCAAACCTTACCCGCGCCGTCGGCAGAGATGCAATCAACGATGTGCTTCGTGCATACGTGAACATGGCCAAGAGCCAGGACACGGCAGGTTTGTTTGGTGACGCGCCGCCAGCACCTGACGAGATGGTGCGCGGAGCAGTGGAGCAACGCAATGAACGAAACCGAGAACCAGACAATGGACGACTCTTCGACGCCGCAGACACTCGCGGCAACACCCAGTCCCAAGGCGATGATGGCGCTGGGACGAGCGTTCAACCAGGTGGGCGACAAGCGAAACCTGCCTCAGTTCAAGCAGGCGGGACGCGGCCTAATCGTGGCGGCCAACAAGAGCCAGTTCTCGATGCCAAAGGTGGGCGACCAGCGCCGGCAGCGGACGGCCAAGGAAGCGCCAATCAAACCAAACAAGGTGATGTAAATGAGCGAGCCGGTCGACCTGACGGGAATGACCAAGGCGCAGGCACGCAGAGCCGTGAACGCCGCCGCGAGGACGATGGCAAAGACAACAACCAGCGCGTCAAAGGCTCCAGCTCCCAAACCGTATTCAACAAAGTCTCGTTCACGGACCGCCAAAGCATCTACCGTGACGCCTTCGTCGAACTAGGGTACGACCCTGCCGAGGCAGAGTTGCTGCCTCCAATCCGTCAATTCGCAATCCTGTCTCAAGGGTTGAAGCAAACCTACGGCCTGGCCTTCGTTCAGAAGTCGGCCCCAGCCAACATCCGTGACTCCATCGACCAGTTGCTTGACGCCTATCGCGGCTTGCAGTTGATGACTCACGTGCTCGATTTGCCAACGTCGGCCATCGGCCTGCGCGGCACTTTGGGTTTGGCCATGACCAGCCAGGGCAAGTTCCTGGGTGCGTATTTCCCTGGCGGCTCCGACGGCAAACACCTGGAGGGCATCAAGTCCAACACACCAACCATTGGCCTGCCAGGTCGCTCCAACTCGTTTGCGCACGAATGGGGCCATGCCCTTGATTACTTCGTGCTGACTCAATACGAAGGCGTTGTGGATAACCTGTCGGGCTTCGTGCGTGATGGCGAAGCACTCAGCGACAAGTTCCCTGAGACAGTGCGTGACTCATTCCGCTTGTTGATGAACTCGCTCTTCTTTGACCAGGCTGAGCAGTCAGCCAAAATCATGGACCTGGAGCGCAAGATTGAAGCCGCCCAACAAAAGGGTGACGACACCACCAAACTGCAAGCCAGCCTGGATCAGATTCGTGCCGCCGCTGGTAAGAGCCGCAACGACCGTAGCCAGTTCTACAAGTCAGCCGGCGACTTTGCCAAGTCAACCGGCAGCGACCCAAGCTACTGGCGCAAGCCAACCGAGATGCTGGCCCGCTCGTTTGAAGCCTACATTGCCCACAAGGTAGAGGCAGCCGGTGGCTCAACAGAGTTCATTGGCAAGAGCGACGCCGCATACATGAACGACGCGGACGAGCGCTTGGCAAAGACGTTCCCCAAAGACGCCGACCGATTTAACATTTTCCGCGCCTACGACATGTTGTTTGACGCGTTGCGCACTGAGGCTTTGTTGAACCCCAACAATGAGTCAGCGCCTGACATGCCAAAAAACGTGCGCCTTTCTGACCCTGCTGTCTACTTTGACGACCAACGTCAGTCGGCGCAAACGACAGGCTACCAGGCAGTTTGGAGCGAAGAGAAGCGTGCGTGGGCTGTGCGCTCACGTGAAATCGAGAAGCAAGAGCAACGGCCAAACGACACTCGACCATTGAGCAAGCGCATGGGCGATGCAGTGCGTGCGCTCATCGTCACCAACCGCGGTGTCTTGCTGAGCATGGAGCGCCACTACCGCAAGACCGGCAACACCGCTGGCGCAGAAGCCATCCGCATGCTCACTGAGCGCGTGGCAACCGACCCTGGCAGCGGTCGCAAGACAGCGGAAGGCGGTACATACGCCGAGGCAGTTGAGCGCGAGACACGCCGTTTCCTGACTCGCTTGACCAACATCGCCGGCAACAACAACGCCGACTTGATGACGGACAAAGAGTTGGCTGAGCTGACTGCCCTACTGACTCAGACCGACGTTGGCTCAGTGGCCGGCGCTGGCGACAACGTGAAGAAGTTGGCCGCTCCACTGCGCGAGCTGTTGACAGACCTGTACTACTACAACCGCAACGCCGGCCTGGACATTGGATTCGTCAAAGACCAGGGCTACTTGCCTCGACTCTTGGACGAGCCAGTCGTTACGGCCAACGCGCCTGAGTTCATCAAGGACGCGACCGAGGTTTACAAGATTGTCTTTGAGCGCGACACCGAGCGCCCCATGGACTCTGACGACATTTCATTGGCCATCACTGCGCTCGACAAGCGCGCTCGTGAAGCCATGCTCAGCAAAGAAGACCCTGCGCTGGAAAAGTACAACGAGGCCAAGAAGAAGTTGCGTGAGTTGCTGCGCAAACTCGACGCTGCGAGCAAGGCTGAGGAAGATGCAGAGGACAAGATGGCCGCCGCTCAGGACGAGCTTGACTCGTTCCTGGACGACAACGGCGATGTGTTTGAGGAAGCCTACGACTACATCCGTGATGCCTGGTCGGCCAGTGCTGCGGCTGAGTACCAGACGCGAATCAGCTACGGCTCGCCCACTGATTTCAGCTCGCACTCGCCCGCAGGCTCATACCTGAAAGAGCGCACGCTGCCACCAGAAGCCGACAAGATTCTGGCCAAGTATTACATCCAAGACCCAGTTGAGCGAATCACAACCTACGCTCAAATGTCCGTGCGCAAGGCTGAGTACAACACTCGCTTTGGCAAGGACGCTCGCAACAGCAAGGAAACCAACACCAAGCTGTACCGCATGCTGGACGCGATGGTCAACTCAGGCGTGCGCAAAGAAGACCGCGACATGGCCGAGAAGATTGTTGGCCAAATCACCGGCACGGACCGCTCGACAATGCCAAGCCAGGCTCAGCGCACGCTGGGTAACGTGCACGCCCTGGGCCAACTCACTTTGCTGGGTCGCGTGTTGCTCACGTCGTTGGCAGAACCAATCACGGTGGCCACGCAAACCGGCAAGGCCAGCGACGCCCTCAAGGCAATCGGCCTGACATTCCAAGAGATTGCCAGCACCGGCAGCGTTCGTGAGCGTCGTGCGATGGCTCGCGTGCTGGGCATTGTTTCAGGAGACTATGCCGACGAGATGATTTCCAACCGACTGGGCGGCTCGTTCGCTGAGTCATCAAACATGTCACGCGTGTCGGCAAACTATTTCCGACGCGTCGGCCTGACTGGTTTGACCAACGCTCAGCGCCGTTCGGCCATGCAGCTATCCGGCCACTACGTGCTGGAGCTGGCGCACACCCTGGACGACGCAGAAGCATCGGCCAAGGACAAAGGCTTTGCACGCGACGAGCTGCTGGACGCCGGCATTCAGCCTGGCCAAATCCAAGACTTCGTGAACTGGTCGCGTGAGTTCACATCGCGCATGCCACGCCACGATGAAGTCATGGACGTCGATGGCAGCTTGACCGATATGGGCAAGATTTACGCCGTGATGGTTGGCCGCCTGGTCAACCAGTCCATCCAGTCGCCTACCGCCGTCGACCGTCCATGGGCAGCCAACACTCCGGTCGGTCGTTTGACATACGGCTTGCTGTCTTTCTCCATGTCGTTCTTTCGAAACATCATGGTCAAGTCGGCCAAGAAGGTGCAGCGCGAGTACGACAAGCGTGGCGCAGCGCAGGCTGCCAACGTCGCAGCGTTCCAAGTCCTGGCTCCGATTGCCAGCCTCTACATGGGCCACCTGGTTGTCACCATGGCACGCGAGGCTTTGCTCAACCCTGAGAAGTGGGACGAGGAAGAAAAGAAGGAAGGTGGCGTGCCAATCAAGTGGTTGGCCCAGCTCGCATTCAGCCGCGCCGGCTTCACCGGATTGGCAGACCCGCTCTACAACGCATTGAACGGCGTGAAGTACCAACGCGACCTGTCAAACATTTTGACCGGCTCCACGGCTTCGTACTTTTTGCAGGCCATTGAGCGCATCGCAAAGTATTTCGTGGTCAACAGCGAGAACACCAACGCCGCCGAGCGCAACGCAGCCCGCGGACTGTATGAGCTTGGCGTCCAGCCGGCGCTCGCCTACACCGCTGGCTACCTGCCAGGCGGCCCTGTCACTGGCTACGCCATGGGCGCTTCGTACATGTACCTGTCGTCACCAGCATTCAAGTCGCAATGGCAAGACTGGCTGGCTGGCGAGAAGCAGGGCAAGCAGAAGAAGTCGGGCGAGCAAAACAAAGACGGCACGACGTTCTAAGGATGTGGTGATGTGGGACCGGAAATCATGCTCGCCCTCCAAGCCATGCGTGCTGCGTATAGCGGCATCCAGTATTGCTGCGAGGCGCTACGCGAAGGCTCTGTCGAGATTCAACGGGTTAAGAAAACTGTTGAAGGCGGCGTCGCAGATGCCAAAAAGATTTACGCCGAAGTCACCGGAATTTGGGGATGGCTCAAGAGTTTATTGGGTGCGCCTTCTAAACCTAATCGAAGCGCTCAGTCCGAGCCATCCACCCCCGCCGCCGCGGCAGAGCCTGTGGCGAAAAAGAAATCAAAGGCAAAGGACGAGTACATCGAGCACGTCCCAACCGAAGACGAAGTGGTGCAGCAGTTCATTGGCCACGTCGGTGACTGGTTTGACAAGTACGCCTTCTTGAAGTCGTACACGGATAAGCGATATGCAGAAGTTTTTGGAAAGGACGTCATTGACCAGAAGGAAGTGCTAGAGCTAACGCAGTTGCAAGTCGAAGTCGACGCGGCCTACCCAGCGCTCATGTCATTGATGACGTCAAACGCACCTTGGCAACTTGGTCCGATTTGGTCGCAGTTCAAAGACATGCAGGACAAGGTGAAAGCTGGCCAGGCAGCTCGCCAGCTCAAAGAGAAACGCGAAAGAGCAAGACGCGAGGCTGCGCAAGCAAAGGCCCGCGATGAGCGCATCGACAGAAACGTCGTTGTCTTTTTCACCGTGTTGCTCATCTCCTATTTCTGGTTGCTGATAGGAATTGTTGCCAATGTCTAAGCCCGAAAACCTTGGAGTGATTGTGTTCCTTGGCGTCCTTGTTGGATGCCTATGCACGGTGGTGTTTTGGATGTTGTTGAAGTTCAACGTGCAAGACGGAGAGTTCAAGCGACAGCAGCGCGAGTCAAGCAAGGCGGCGCTGGTGTTGCGTGAAGAGAGAGAGAAGTTAGAGCGTTTATTGAAAACGGTGGAAAACACCGAGAAAGGTAAGGAATGACATGGTTGAAAGAAATCATCATCGCGTGGATTAGCCGTCCACAACCAACAGAAGAGCAAATCGAGATAAGCACATGGTCGTTTGTCGTGAAGTCCATCACCGTCATGGTGCTGGTCATTGCGTTTGGCGTGCTGTGGCTAATCGGTTTCGAAAAACAGGATGAGGTGCTGGCTCCAATCGACGCTGTATTCCTGGAAATCCTGAAAGCCATTGCCTTCATGGGCGTCGGCGCGATGGGTGCTATCTCTGGCCGCAAAGGCAGCGGTGGCAAACCAAAGGTGGAAGACGATGGACAGCCTGCTTAGCATTCTCAAAAGCGCAGCCCCAGCGCTGGCCACTGCGGTGGCTGGCCCTATGGGTGGCATGGCAGTCAAGGCCATCGCTGACCAGCTAGGAGTCCCAGCATCCGTGTCTGCGGTGACGCAGGCATTGGAGGCCGACCCATCGCTGGCGCTCAAGCTCAAGGAAATCGACCTTAAAGAGTTTGAGCTGCACAACGCCAACACCGACAGCGCTCGCAAGATGAACTCTGAAATTCAGAACTCATCCAGCGCGTCGTGGCTCGCAAAGAACATCGCCTACGTCATCGACTGCGTGATTGTCTGCGCGACGCTATTGCTGTCGTGGTTTGCATTCATCAAAGGCGTGCCCCCCGAAAACAAAGAGCTGGTCTACATGGCCCTTGGCTCTTTGCTCACGATGTGCGGCACGGTCCTGAATTTCCACAGAGGTTCTTCGCAAGGCAGCAAGGACAAAAACTCCGAACTTGATAAATTGAAAGGCAAGTAATGACGCAACTCACCCCACACTTCACTCTTGAAGAGCTGACTCACACCGACCACCGTGAACTGGACAACACGCCGACTGAGCGTGAGCGCTGCCAGTTGGTCAAGAATGGTCCATACGTGGAAATCAATGCGGTGGCCAATCTGCCGCGCCTGGCTGACTTCTTGGAGCAGGTCAAGGTCGTGCTAGGTGGCAAGCCAATCATCGTCAATAGTGCATTCCGCAGTAAGGGTGTCAACGACGCAGTTGGTTCAAGTGATACCAGCGACCATCGTCGTGGTTGTGCCGCTGACATTCGTGTGCCAGGCATGACACCGGACGAAGTGGTCCGCGCCATCATTGCAGCTAAGCTGCCGTACCAACAGGTGATTCGTGAGTTTGACCGTTGGACGCATGTTGCAATCCCAACGTATGAGCATGATGCGCCTAAGTATTCTCAGCTCATCATCGACAAGCAAGGCACGCGGTCATTTGCGTAAATGGTAGGACGTAGTGGTTTCGAACCACCGACCCCCTGCGTGTGAAGCAGGTGCTCTACCCCTGAGCTAACGTCCTATTTAGCGCAACCAACAGCGCAACAGACAAGTTGTATGTTGCACTCAAACCCGCATGGCTCCTAGCTTTCGGGGCCGTTGCCATCACAAAACGAAAAGTAGTGTGAAGGCGAGGTTCTAACAGCTCGTCATACAACATACACAAGGCATTAGAGGGTTTGACTCTCTTTTGTCTTGTGCTTGTTTGGTGCAATACAGCTCATTCAGCGCTGTTACGCTCTATTTAGCGCAACATACAGCGCAGAATTGTTAGTTATTTTTACACGCGAATTGTTAGTTATCGTGCAGAATCTAGCCTATGGGAAGACATGCACTCGACTTGACTGGACAATGGTTTGGAAGACTCCAGGTTGTCGCACGCGAGGGAAGTTATAGGACAACCCACGCAACTTGGAAATGCGTTTGCCGGTGTGGCGGCAAGGCCATCGTGATGGGGCAACACCTACGCTCAGGCAGAACAACATCGTGTGGCTGCGCACTGGTCCAACTCAACAAAGCCAAAGCAAAGGATGCACCGAAGAAGGTGAAGCATCTAAGCGTGGTGGCGGCGGCCAAAAAGCCAAGACCAAAAGGTGCAATCAGAAATTTGACCCACGACGGCAAGACTCAATCGTTGCAGGCTTGGGCTGACGAGCTGGGCGCAAGCTATCAGTCCATTCAGTACAGGCTCAACAACGGGTGGAGTGTGAAACGCGCCCTCTCCACCCCGTTTAGACCCAAGAAGGGTTAGGCCGCCTTGAGCTTTGCCAATGCTCCGCGCAGGTACTGCGGAGACATGTGCAGGTAGTTCTTCTCAACGGTGGCAATCGAGTCACCCAGCATCGCGGCAATCTCTGGCATCGACACGCCGGCCTGCGCCATCCTGGTGGCTAGGGTGTGACGAAACGTGTGGGCTGTGACGTTGGCCAACTTATGGCGCTCGCAGAATCGCTCCATCGACTTACGAATCTGGCCGCGATGGTCAAGCACCCAGTCGTTGGTCGCCTCTGCCTTCGCGTGCTTGAGCACAACAATGAGGTCGTCGCTGATTGGAATGGTTGGCCGGCGCTTGGTCGTTTGGTTTCGGCCCCATGGGTTCAAGCGGATGATGCCGTTCTCAAAGTCCACCTGGGTCCAGGTCAACGAGCGAAGCGCGTCGGCACGTGCACCAGTCTCCATGAGCAACCAAAGGTAGCGACTGATTCGCGACATGCGCTCGCCGTCGTCGGGTATCTTGCTCACTCGACGAATCAGGTCCAGCTCGCCAGCGCTGAGCACGCGATTGCGTGCCGGCGGCTTGGGTGGCAGCGGGATATAGGACAAGTCCTTGGTGGTGACGCGCAGCTCTTTCGGCTCAACCTTCTTGACCATGAAGTTGAACACAGCGCGCATGATGCCCAACTCTTTTCGCACAGTGCCAGTCGACACCTTGCGTCGGCCATGAAACGTACCTTCAAGCCTCTCTTTGGTGAATCGCTCAATGTCACCGCGTGTAATTTGTGACAGTGTGTGGTCGCCAAATCGGACAATCAGACAAATCAAAACGTGCTTGAGTGTTTCAGGTGCAGCCACCGTTGGTCCGTGTTGCTCCAGGTACATGCGGCATGCGGCTGAAAATGTTTGCGGGTCTTGCGACACTTCATCTTCGTTGCGAGCTTTTAGCCAGCCCTGAAACCTCTCTTGCGCGACTTGTATATCTCCTGTCCGAAGGCTCGCTCTTTGCGAGCGACCTCCATCTGAGTACGTGACGTACCAGACACCGCCGTTTTCTGTAAGCCTTGGGGGGAGCGCTTTGCGTGCCATCTCATATTCCTTTCAATGTATTGCTGTACGGACTCGCGTGAAATCAGAAGTGGCGCACGGCCAGCGCCAGGAATCCATTGCAGTTCACCGGCTTGTCTGAGCTGACGAACGAATCCCCTACTGCGGTGCAGCATCACTGCCACCTCTGTTTCGAGCATCAAGTCCACGTTGGTTACTTACCTTCTTGCTCTTGAGCCAGCATAAAAATTTGCATGGCCACCTTCTTTGGCAAACGCATGTTGAGCTTTATCCACATGTAGCCCTCTTCGTTGGGCACATCACGTAGCTCAAACGTCGGCTCTTGTTTGCTGTGTGCTGTCTCGTAGTAGTTAGGCAGCAGCTCTTCTGGTCGCACACCCAGCACGCCGGCCATCTTCTCAAGCGCTTGTGGACTTGGAATAGACCGACCACGCACATAGGTGCTGATTGCATCGCGTGCCAGGTCGCAGTTGCGTGCAAACTCTGATTGGGTCCAACCCTTGTCAGCAATCTTCGTGTACAGACGCTTGGCGAACTCGGCTTTTACTAAGTGCCGGTTGCTCATTGCGTCAGGTTCCTGCGATTTATTGGAGGCAGGTTTGGGCTGTGTCGCGTATTTAGGCATCGTTACTCTCCTGTTAGTGGCATACATCTTGTACATCACATATAGGCGAGTGTACGGCAATCAATGACCCTCACGCAACTATTTTTGTGTGTTTCGTTGACAACTTGTATGCCGCACTTACAATTTCTCGCATGACAACATACAAAAAGACAGAGGTGAACGTCAGGGCGTTCATCAAACACTTCGGCGGTCCAGCAGCCATGCGCTTGCTGTGGGCTAAACACAAATTGGAGTTGACCAAGGGTGCTCAGGACAAGTGGGTTATGCGTGGCGTAGTCCCCACATCGCGCATCCTTGAGGCTGTGCAAGTGGCGCGAGCCATGCGCACTTCTTTCGATTTCAACAACTTTGTAAAAACCAGCCGGAGAAAAGTATGACAGCGTTAGCTAAAGAACAGCTCAGTGATTTGAACTGGGCCACCGATGTGTTGTCCGGTAGAGGTGATGAATCTGATTGCTCAGTCGCAGCGACCAACATGCTGTCGTCACTGGCAACGTATGGTGCAACGCAGCAAATCAAACAAGCAGCCAGCATTATGTTGGTCCAGGGTGTAGCGGAGGCCGCATGAAAATTGCCGGAATTGACCCAGGACTGTCTGGTGCTATCTGCGTGTTTGACGTCGACAAAGGCATGCTCACCATACTTGATATGCCGACAGTCGAAGTCAAGTCCGGCAAGACCATGAAGCGCCGGCTCAGCGAGCCAATGCTTGCTGAGCTTCTTCGTCCACATGAGATTGAGCACTGTGTGCTTGAGCAAGTTGGCGCTATGCCAGGTCAAGGCGTCACGTCCATGTTTGCGTTTGGCCAAACCTACGGAGCCATCCGCGGCGTGCTTGCTGGACTGCGAATCCCCATCACGATGGTTACACCACGCAAGTGGACCAGCGACATGAAGGTCAACGGTGGCAAGGATGCCAACCGCCAACGTGCCGCCCAACTCTTTCCCGCCTACGCAGCGTCGTTCTCTCGTGTCAAAGATGACGGACGTGCGGACGCGGCCCTACTGGCTCATTGGCTGGTAACTTTTTCCAAGGAAGTATGAAATGACGACAGACAACATCATCCACATCACGGCACATCAAACACGTCCGTTCTTGATTGTGGACGCGGAGCAACGAAGCGAAGCCTGGTTTGAGGCTCGCCTCTCGCGAGTCACTGGCTCGATGGCATCCAACGTGTGGGACAAGACAAAGAAGGGCGAGCGTGTCGCCGGTTGGACCAGCTACCAGGACCAGCTCTTGGCCGAAGCGCTGACTGGTATCAGTGCCGACGACGTGTATGTCACTCGCGACATGCAGCGCGGCATTGAGCTGGAGCCAGTGGCCCGCAATGCGTTGGCCCGACAGCTTGGTGTTCGCATTCGCGAGACAGGCTTTCTCGCCCACAAGACCATCCGCGCCGGCTCATCGCTGGACGGTGACATTGATGATTTCCGTGCAGTCGTTGAGTTGAAGTGCCCAAAGACAACGACGCACCTTCGCTACATCGAGGCCAACGTGGTCCCTGACACCTACATGGGCCAGGGTTTGCACAACCTGTATGTCAGTGGCGCTGAGGTCTTGTACTTCGGCAGCTTTGACGACCGCTTGCCTCCCCACTTGCAACTCTTCGTGAAAGAAGTGAACGCCAAAGACATGCCGCTTGAGGAATACGAGCGCGACCTGTTGGCATTCACGACTCAGCTTGAAGAGCGCATCCAAGCCCTGGCTCTTGTGCCAGGCATTTAAACCAACCAAAAGGGAAACCCATGACGCAACGCATCTATTCAGTGAGCAACACGACCGACGGCTCAACACGCCTGGTCCTCGCAATCAACCCAGCGCAGGCACTTCGCCATGTCGCACAAAACCAATTCGACGTGAAGGTGGCCAGCGCCATGGACGTCGCCAAGTTGGTTGCCGGCGGCGTGGCTGTCGAGCAAATCAAAGAAGCCGCTGCCGAGGCAGCAACAACAGAAGCAAACCAGGAGTAATTCATGTCTGAGCAATTCACATCCGCAGCCACCGACGTGTCGGAGTTCATCACCGACTTAGACGCCGGCGTGTTCGACCGCAAGTTGTCCATCGCTTTGTCTCAAGTGGCCGCTGCCACTGTGGACCACGACAAGGTGGGCGAAGTCTCCATCAAGTTTTCGTTCAAGAAGATTCCTGGCACAAGCCAAGTCCACGTTGAGCACTCGCTCAAGTACAGCAAGCCAAC